TGGGCGGCTCATATATATGCATCAAGATCAGGTCAGAAAAAACCGAGTTACGAATTAAGAAACGAAGCAAATAGAATTTATAAGGGGTTAGTAAAATGAAAGTATTAAGTTTATTTGATGGAATATCAGCGTGTCACTTGGCATTAACTAAGGCAGGTTTTAATGTTGATACCTACTACACAGCAGAGATTGACAAGTACGCCACAAAAATTAGTGAACACCATTACCCTGATGCTGTGCGTTTTGGTGATGTGACTAAGTGGCAAGAATGGGATATTGATTGGTCAAGTATTGATATTGTGACAGGTGGTTTTCCGTGTCAGGCATGGAGTGTAGCTGGCAAGCAAATGGGCGATAAAGACGAGCGAGGAATGCTGTTTTGGACAATGTTAGACATTATGAAAATGGTGTTAAAACATAATCCAAAAGCCTATTTCTTGATGGAAAATGTCAAGATGAAAAAGGTGTTTGAAGAATATATCACGCACCACACAGAGCAAGCGTTAGGGCAGGTTGAAAAGCACTTGATTAACTCGGCTTTAGTTTCCGCTCAGAATAGAAACCGTTACTACTGGACAAATATTCAAGGTATTACACAGCCAGAAGATAAAGGCTTGGTGCTGGCTGATGTGATAGAGAGTGGAGGGGCAGAACGACCTTGCGAACCAAGAGAGTTTAAAACTGATTCACTTTGTCACCATGCAGCCACAGCAACAGACTTAAACGGCAATGAATCAATTAAGCGTGTCTATGCTGAAACAGGTAAAGCGCCAACTTCAACTACTATGGGTGGTGGGCATAGAGAGCCTAAACTTTTAATCGTTCCCGAAGCAACAAAGAAAGGTTATGCAGAGATTGAGCCAGGCCAATGCGTTGATTTGACTTTTCCAACGTCAAAAACCCGTAGAGGTCGCAAGATGGAGAATAAGTCAAATTGCCTTACTGCTGCAAACTTTGATTATAACCATTGGAACGGACATACATACCGCAAGCTAACCGCGCTAGAGTGTGAACGTCTGCAAACTTTCCCTGATTTTTTCACACTTGTTACTGATGAAAACGGCAAGCAATTAGTAAGCAATACTCAACGATATAAATCACTAGGCAACGCATGGACAGTTGATGTTATCGCTCATATTTTCAGAGGTATTAATAATGCCAAGTAAAACCGAAGCAAACATACAAAAAGAAATCATGCTCGCACTATCACAAGCGGGTTGCACGGTTTGGAGGAATAATACTGGTGCTTATAAAGATGGTAATAGATACATAAGCTATGGACTTGCAGTTGGTTCTAGTGACTTAATTTGCATAACTGAAACCGGTACTTTCATGGCTGTTGAGGTTAAAAAACAAGGGTGGAAAATCCCAAAAACCCCAAGTGACCACATTAAAAACCAAATAAACTTTATTAATGTTGTAAAATCAAAAGGCGGTATTGCAGGATTTGCTACGTCAGCAGAAGAAGCAATACGTTTATTACACGAGCAGGAACAGAAACTATGAACTACCAACAACACATGCAAGCTAACGGCATAGAAAACCCGCCAAGCGTTATTCAAGACGGCAAAATACACAGGTTTAAAACCAAGAAAAATAAAAAGAACGGCTGGTATATCGCATATCAAAACCCTGAAATTATTGTTTATGGTGATTGGACTGAACCCGATATTAAACACGTTTACCGTTCTGATGGTGGAACGCAATTAACAGCAGCAGAACGTCAGGCAATTGAGGCCAAACGCAACGAAGCTAAACTCAAGGCCGATGCGCGTAAAGTAAGAAACGCAAAACGGTTAGAGCGGTTTTTTAATGCGTGTCAACCATTAACAACGCACCAATATATAAACGCTAAACAGGTAACAGGTTATAACCTTAAAGAATATCGTTCGAGTAAACGCCACTTGCTACTGATACCAATGAAAAACACGGAACGCCAGATAACGGGTATGCAGCTTATTTACCCAAACGGGTTTAAACGTTATGCGCGTGGTTCACAAACTAAGGCGGTTTATTTTGGTATCGGCACGCCTGATGATGTAGTTTATATCGCTGAAGGTTATGCAACAGCTGCAACTATTCACGCTGTAACAGGCAAGGCGGTTGCGGTGGCGTTTTCTACGGGTAATCTATTGGATATAACAGGCTACATGAAACAATGCTTTCCTGGAGCTCAGGTTATCGTGGCTTGCGATAACGACCGCTGGAGCAGTGTTAATACGGTTAAGGGCAAACAGGATAATCCAGGTTTATATTATGGTAAACGTGCTGCTGAATTAACTGGGTGTGAATATCGTTTGCCACAGTTTACAAACCTTGATAATAAGCCAACTGATTTTAATGATTTATATGTGGCTGAAGGTGAACAACCAGTACGGTTATATCTTGAAACGCTAACCCATAATGATACAGCGGTATCAACGCCTGACGAACAAATCGAGTACAACACGTTTGAAATGGACGAACCAAAACAGGAAACTACGCAACCTGCTAAACAATCACCATTTAATCATGATTCGCAGTTTCGTTTTTTAGGATTTGATAATGATAATTATTTTTTCTTACCCGTTCGCACTAACCTGGTTATTTCGCTTACACGCTCGGCACTAGGTTCTAAAACTAACCTTCTAGGGCTTGCGTCATTGGATTGGTGGCAGGAGGTATTTTTTCACGGCGAAAAAGAAGACTGGACGTACGCCGCTGATTTCCTAATGCGTTTTAGCGAGCAGCAAGGAAAATTTAATCCTGAGAATATTCGCGGGCGTGGTGCATGGTTCGATAACGGGCGTTCTGTTTTGCATATCGGTAATAAACTGATCGTTGATGGTGTACTGATGAATATTCATGAATTTAAAACGAAGTTTATTTATGAACTCGCCGTTTCTACGGAATCGGATTTTTCAACACACCCTGCAACCGTTGAGCAAGCTACCGAAGTTTTTGAGTTATTTAGCAAGGTAAATTTTGACCGTAAAATAAACGCGCATTTTTTGGCTGGGTGGTGTTTCTTAGCGCCTATATGTTCTGCACTCGATTGGAGGCCACACATATGGCTAACAGGTGCGAGGGGTACAGGTAAATCATGGGTGCAAGAAAACATCGTTAATCCATTGCTAGGTAATGGCGCATTGAAAACGCAAGGCTCGACAACTGAAGCGGGTATTAGGCAATCGTTAAAACTCGATGGTAGACCCGTTTTATTTGATGAGGCTGAATCTGAAGACCAGCAAGGCCGCAGACGTATGCAATCGGTTTTAGAGCTTGCACGTCAGGCTTCAAGTAATTCATCGGCTGGTATCACTAAAGGAACGGCTGGGGGCGATGCTATGACGTTCTTCGTGCGTTCTATGTTTATGTTCGGCTCGATTAACGTGGCAATTAAACAGGCAGCTGATGAATCACGAATAACGGTTTTATCCATTAATAAACACGCTAAGACTAAACAGAGCGCAGACGATTTTCATGATTTTCAGAAAACAGTTAATAACGTGCTAACCAATGAGCGAACATCTGCCATTCGTGCAAGGGCGTATAAAATGATTCCCGTGCTGCGACATAACGCCAAGATTATCGCAAGGGCCATTGCTGAAAAACTAGGTTCACAGCGAACTGGTGACCAATACGGCGCGTTATTAGCTGGAGCGTATGCTTACAAGTTTGATGATGAATTAACGATTGACCAGGCACGTAAGTTTGTTGCAGATATTGACTTTACCGAAGCCCAAGAAGCCGAGGACGTTAAAGACGAGGAGCGATTAATTAATACGATTCTTCAGGCTCAAATTCGTGTTGAGGTTGATGGGTTTAATTATAACCGTTCGATTGCTGAGTTTATTCAGATTGCTATTGGTTCGGTTGGTGATAATAAAATGCATTCAATTGATGCGACAAAAGCACTCGAGAGACACGGGTTAAAAATTGATGGTGAACATCTATTAATAGCAAATAACCACTCAGCATTGCAATCCATTTTAAATGATACTGCTTGGGGTTCAGGTTGGGCTAGGGTGTTAATTCGTCTTGATGGGGCGGTAAAACCGAAAACGCCAGTGCGATTTAATGGAATATTATCACGTTCAATAAGTGTGCCAATTGGGGTTATTTTCGGATAATGTTACAGTTTTATTTTGCTGTAACAGTCTGTAACAAGCTAAGTCATTGATTTTAAACACTTGTTACAATGTTACAGTTTCCTAGAAAATATAGACATAATAAGACATAGAGACTAATAAAGGCATATATCTCTTATAATATCTATATTTCTTTATATATTGTAACATTGTAACAAAAAGTCTATAAAACTTTTAAATTCAACGACTTACAAATGTTACAAATTTTAAAAAAGTTGTAACAAGCTGTAACAACTGTAACAAACATCGTTTTTATAGGCTTTATATGGTTTTTTTCAACATTCAAACAAATTTAGGTATAATGGCTTTAACAACATAGGATTTAGAATTATGAGCAACACAATTAAAGTTATTCGTTCAAGCGGTAAGACAAAAAACTTTCTCGATGTGTGTGGCGTGGAATATGAACCAAAGGGCGAAAATGTAGAAGTGGAAATTTCAATCGCTGGCGGTGATTCTGCTACACATGATTTTTTTATTGAAACGGTGACACTCAATAGCGGTGACCAAGCTTACTTGGTTAATTCGCAAGGAACGACAGTCGATATGATTAGGGTTAAAAAATGAGTAATAGAAAAATAGAATATATTAGTATTGATGAATTTGTTCCATACGCTAGAAATACAAGAACGCACAGCGATGAACAAGTGGCGCAGATTGCAGCAAGCATTAAAGAATTTGGGTTTAATAACCCAGTTTTGATTGACCAAGAAGGTGGAATAATTGCTGGTCATGGTCGGGTATTAGCATCAAGAAAATTAAAACTAAAAGACGTGCCTTGCATTCGCTTATCGGATTTATCAGAAGCACAAAAGAAAGCTTATATTATCGCGGACAATAAGCTTGCATTAAACGCTGGCTGGGATGATAAATTGCTGGCGCTAGAGATTCAAGAATTGCAAGAGTTGAATTTTAATATTGACTTGCTTGGTTTTGATGATATTGAAATGGCTAATTTATTTAACGTTGTTGAGGAAGATAATTCGCCAAAAGAAGAAATTTACCATGAAGCATTTTCAATAATTATTGATTGCAAGGATGAAGAAGAACAAGAAAAAATATTTAATAGATTAGATTCGGAGGGCTATAAATGCCGAGTTCAAAGTTTGTAGTTTCATCAAAAGTTCAAAAGTCTTTTAGAACAGAAAAAATAAAGGGCATGTTTGATGTTGATAAAGATGAAATCAAAAAAGAATTTGATATTAATATTCCTATTGAAGAAAAAAACTGGAATATAGGGTTAATAGTTGGCGCAAGTGGAACTGGGAAGACAACTATTGCTAAAGAAGTATTTAAAGAGTTTGATTTGTTTAAAGGCTTTGAATGGTCAGAAAAAGCCGTTGTAGATGATTTTAATGAAAGATTTGGCGCAAAAGAAATAACAGAAGCATTATCAAAAGTAGGGTTTAGTTCACCACCTGATTGGTTAAAGCCGTTTGGTGTTTTATCTAATGGGCAAAAAATGCGAGTAGAACTAGCCCGCCTTATTCTAGAGTCAGATAAGCCTGTTATTTATGATGAATTTACTTCGGTAGTAGACAGGCAAGTTGCACAAATAGGTTCTTCTGCAATACAAAAGTTTATAAGAAAAAATAATAAACAATTTATAGCAGTAAGTTGTCATTACGATATTGAGGAATGGTTAGAGCCTGATTGGGTTTATGATGTAAACAAAAAAGAATTTTACTGGGGGTCACTTAGGCGACCTAAAATTAAGGTTAATATCAGAAAAGCAAAATCATCAGAGTGGAATCTATTTAAAGAGTTTCATTATTTAAGTAGCAAACATAATAATTCGGCTCATTGTTATATTGCTGAAATAAATAATACAATTGTTGGCTGGTGTAGCGTTTTGCCATATGTAGGAAAAAGGCAAAAATTAAAATTAATTCATAGGGTTGTGATAATGCCTGATTATCAAGGGATTGGGTTAGGTGTTAAATTTTTAACTGAAATATCTAATATCTATAAAGAAAATAATTATGATATAAGGATAATTTCTAGTAATCCTTCAATATTTTTTGGATTAAAAAATAATAAAGATTGGTTATTAGTTAGAAAACCTTCAAGAGCAGGTGGCAAACTTGCTATTGGTGGGGCAAATAATCGCTTAACAGCATCATTTGAATATGTAGGTAAATAATTATGGGTAAACCAAGAAAAACATTAACAGAAGAGCAGATTATCCAAATTGAAGGGCTTGGTGCTGTTTTATCTATTGAGCAAATTGCTGATTATTTCGGCATGAGCAAGGTTACTTTTTACGCAATTATGGAACGTCAACCTGAAGTATCTGAACGGTATAAAAAAGGTAAGGCGAAAGCTATCGGTTCAGTTGCTAATGGGTTGTTAAAGCAAGCGCGTGAAGGTAATACTTCCGCATCTATGTTTTACCTTAAAACTCAAGCTGGTTGGCGTGAAACTAATCAAGTTGACCACACTTCAAGCGATGGTTCAATGACACCAAAACAAATAACAAGAGTTATTGTTGATGCAGAATCTTCAGATTCCAACGGCTAGGGTTTTTTTACCGTTATTTGAACCTGCTAGATACAAAGGCGCAAAAGGTGGACGTGGCTCGGCTAAGTCGCATTTTTTCGCTGAGTTGTTAGTTGAAGAGCATGTAATTAATGAAAATTTAAAATCCGTGTGCATACGCGAGGTTCAAAAATCATTAAAGTTTTCTGCTAAGGCTCTGATTGAATCTAAAATTAAAAAGCTTAATGTTGGACACTTGTTTGAGATAACTCAAAACGAGATACGCAGAAAGGACGCTGACGGAATTATTATATTTCAGGGTTTGCAAGACCATACGGCAGACTCAATAAAGTCGCTAGAGGGTTTTAATCGCGCTTGGGTTGAAGAGGCGCAAAGCATTTCTAAGCGTTCAATGGAATTATTGCTTCCAACTATACGAGAAGATAATTCGCAAATATGGTTTAGTTGGAACCCTGACCAAGCAGACGACCCTGTTGAGCAGTTATTTAATGCAGAACAAGATGATTGCATTTTAGTGCATAGTAATTATTTGGATAATCCGTTTTTGCCTGACACGTTGAAAAAAGAAGCTGAACGGCATATGCGAGTTAATCCGCAAACTTTTGGCCATGTTTGGCTAGGTGAATTTAATACGCTATCAGATAGCAAAATATTCAACGGCAAGTGGCGAACGGCTGATTTTGAAATTACAGAATCGTTTGATGGCCCTTATATTGGGTTAGATTTCGGTTTTTCAGCTGACCCGACTGCTTTGGCTGTATGTTGGATTTTTGAAAATCGTCTATATATTAGCCACGATGCTGGTAAGCAAGGGCTTGAATTGGACGACACGGCTCAATATTTAATCGAAGCCTATCCTAATATTACTAAAACAGTAATTAGAGCAGACAATGCGCGTCCTGAATCAATAAGCTATCTTAAACGTA